TATGTTTACGAGCACCTCTTTTTCTAGGTTGATCTCTCTCCACAAAATCTTTAAATTTCCTAGCCATTCTCTTGCGATCTATCTATTTGCGCATAACTTATTGCACCTTGAATTGTATTACTGCCTGTAGCTGCTTGCACTGTTATTGCATCTCCAGCTTCTAAATTTAAACCTTGTGGAGTAGAATTAACTTGTGATTTTGCAGCAACGTCATCTCTAAAAAATTCATACTCTGTATTTGAATCAGAGGAATCAACTAAATTCATATTAACTAATATAGCTGATGACGCATCAGTATTAGAACAGTAAACACTTTTTACTATTACTGTTGCGTTAGAGGGACAAGTAAAAACAGTAGTTTTACCTGTACCAGCTTGTTTAAAACCCTGATTTTTATATTGTATAGTCATGATAAAAAATAATTGAAAGCGTCTTGTTCGTTTTTAAGTTCTTGTTGATAAGATGTGTTTAACTTATCTTGCATCGTTCGTAAAGACTGAGTCATTTGTCTTTGGTTTTCTTCTGTGTAAGCAGGTGTGGGTTCTGGAATTATGATATCTACTCTTGCCATTATCTCATTCCATCTTGTTGTATGTCTGCTCTAAAAGTACCATATCTCCAATTTTGATCAGTAGATGTATTTGCTATCTTTAGACTTGCAGCTCTAGCTCTAGCTCTTGTGTCTACCTTATCCGTTGTGCTTGTAACCGTAAAAGGTCCTAAAGGAGATGAAGCAGAAGCGTTAGTAGAATAATTTCTTAAATTTAAAGTTACTTGGCAGTCACCTACTAGTAATTTAAAATCTGGAATAAACCTTCTCATGCTCATAAGAAATTCACCATCACCTAAATTAAAATCACCTGATTCTATAAAAGCGGGTATAGCTATTTTATTTCCTTGTGTATCTACTTCGTCTGTTCCAACTTCGTGAGCATAGTAAGTAGTACTTCCGTTTAAGTTTGTTACTCCTTGAATTAAAGGAAAAGTAGGTACTGAGGTTGAATTAAATTCAGTTGCATAAGGCACATCATATAAATTAGCATCTACCCATGTAGTCCTAGCTAATGAACCTGTTGTCCAAGTTCCACTTTGATAATTATAAGTTACACACCTATCATTAAATGATGAACTAGATTTTGGATAAAACCAAGTTAGTTCTTCATATAAATGATTTAAACCTACATATACTGATTCACCGTTTTGGTAATTAACTCCAAGATTATTTCCTTTATTAGTAAATACAAAATCCTCTACTAAACAAGGTAATGATTTGACAGTACCATCATAAACAAAAAATCCACCAGATTCACCCATCCAATAAACAGCACCATTAACATATTTTATAGAGTGTTGTCCAATTGCTCCACAGTTTGAACCCACCTGTCTTATTGAGAAAGTAAAAGGTGGTCCTACAAATTGAATTACATAAGCAGAATTATCTGTTAAAACTAAAGTGTAATCTTTTCCTTTAGCTGCTCCAACAATCTTTGTTCCTGAGTCTAATCTAAAAGTACCCGCAGTATTAACTGATGTAGGTTGGTATTCACTTATATTCTCTTGATCAGAAAATCTAATAAACATTTTATCTTGTGTACCTGCAGACCCTATTGTAGTTTCAGTGCCTAACATCAATAGGTGTCTATCTCTATCCGAAACAAGTGACATTACCGATGCTTCTGGTGCTCCACTAACAACAGTTGCTCTTGTTGTTAAAGCATTTGAATTTGAATTAATTGGACTCCACTGAAATGTTTTACCATTTTTAATAGTTGCAATTAAGTTTTGTCCAAAATTATCTAAAGACCATGATGCAGGATCTATTGTAAGAGTAGAAGTTAAGGATGCTTGTCCCCATGCTGTATAGTACTCAAGACCAGTTCCAGAAGCATGTGCCGATCTTGTACCTGCAACTCCTCTAGTAATTCCTGTTAAATCATTTGTAGATATTCCTGTGTAAGAAATAAATTCTGTGCCAACCTTTATAGTACCTGTTGTTGGAAATCCAGTTGTTGATACAAGTGTAATAGAAGTTCCAGATCCTCCAGTACCTGCGGTGTCATCTAATAAAGCTCCGTTTAAAGTCCCAAATAATTGTTGTCCTCCACCCCAAAGTCCTGTACCAAAACCAAACCCATAAGTAAAACCTAAAGCACCTGCACTTATATAAGGATTAATTGTTGCGGCTCCACTTCCATTAACCGTAGTTCCTGCTGCACTTGCCATTGTAACTGTAAACGTATCACTATTTGGAACAGTAATTACTTGAAAAGCATTTGTTTCAAAATTTGCAGCAGTGTATCCCGCTCCTACCGGAGGAGTTACAGAAGTAAATGTAAATAAATCTCCAGGTTGTAATGCATGCGCTGCTTTGTTTACCGTTACTGTAGCTGAAGTGTTTACAGTATCAAACGTGCATCCAGTTATTGCAGTGTCTAAAGGTGTTATATCATAAAAAGCACCTTCATAATAAACTATTAAAACTTTGTTTGTGCCTATAGCTGCGTATCTTCTTCCATCTAAATCAGCCCATACAAACTGTTCTCTTGCTGCACCTACTAAAGATGCATTAACAAGTTGTTCCCAACCACCTATTTTTTCAGGTAATCCATATCTAAATCTTACAAAGTCGCCATCAGTCCATTGACCTTCTGCGCCTGTTTCTGTTACTTGTTTGTTAAATCCTGGTGCTATTTGTACGTTTGTTAAAGGCATGGCATATTATACCATAAGCTTATTTATTTTTAAAGGATATATAAAACATGCCTATGTAGTCTTTATCTGATTGTCTTTTTTGAATTATTAAAGTTGGACTATCTATACTAATTGCGCTATTTTGTTTTGTTTCTATTTTTTGAATAGAACCTAATAAACTATGACCATTTGAACTATCTAATATGTACACTAAAGTTTTTTGGTTTAAGTTATGCACTATAGCATCTTCCTTACCTGTCTTAGGAATTAAAAATAAACAAGCATCCGTTATAGGGTCTTGAATTTTTTCTTTAAAAACACTTAATAAACTTGTAAAAGAACTATTAATTTTACTATCCTTGACTAAGATATGTGTAAATAAATTACCTTCTTTAAACCAAGGTATTTCCTTACTATAAACAGCAGCGTGAATCGGCCAAAATTTATCATTATTTAAAAAATTATTTTGAGATGTAATCATTTAGTTGGTACTTCGTTATCTATACCATCTTCTGACTGTACCTCTTTTATTTCTTCAGGTAAATTTTTATGCAATTGAGCAATAACTTTCATTAAATTGTTTTCAAAATGTCTTACTGCTAAAGGTGTCAATGTTAGTTTTTTGGTTTCAGAAAATATTTTTATTTCTTCATCGCTAAATTCAATATCTACAGCTCCTTTTTCTTTACATACAAATCTCATTTTGGGGCACCTAAGCATTGTCTTTGATCAAATTTATAACATGCATTTTTACCATTTTCCTCTACATAATGTAAAAATATTTGTGCTTGATAATCTCCTTTAAGTTTTTTTCTTTCATGATTAAGTTCACAACCTAAATAAACTACACCATCACCAGGTTTTAAATTTACTTTATTATCTTCAATATAGATAGGCCAATCAGTATCTCCCATTATATTTAGTGTAACACTTATCTCACATGCCTCTCTATCCTTATGTTTTTTTAAATAACCACCATATGTATACATTCTCCAAAAAGAATACGTGGGTAATAATTTTTTACCTACTACTTTTTCTATTTTTGGTTGAAGCATTATTAACAAAGATTCAGTTGCAAAATCAGCATAATGTTGACTATCACCAGCGGTAATTTGATCATCATTAAATAAAGGCATTCTGTTATCAAACTGATGTTTAAATTTACAATATTCTTTAAAAAAATTAACTAAATTTTCATTTAAGATATTACTTATTTTTTTATACTTAAAATCTTTACCTATAATGCCCATGATACTACCGCATACCTTTCGCCTTTTGTAACAGGGAGAACCCCATGTGGGTATTGAAAACCACTTGGCCATATAACAAGTGAACCTTTCTTAACTGGAATTTTTATTGTTTCGTTTATTAGTTCAAAATACAATTCTCCACCCTCATAATTATCATTAACTAAAAAAATAAAACTTAAAGTCCTAGGACTATTTCTAAAATGATCTACATGTGTTTTGTAAAAACTACCTTTACCATAAGTTAACAACTGTAGCTCACTTACATTAATATCACTGTAATTAATTTTATATGCGTTACAATATTGTCTTTTGTAATGAGTAAATAACTTCATTAAATAGTTAGACCAATAAGCCATTGTCATACTTTTTAAGTCTGGTCCTGCATTGAAAAGATATCTTACTCTTGTTTTTCTAATCGTTGGATCTAATCTTCTATCAAGACCAACAACACCAGGTTCGTTTCCTAAATGATTTGATTCACAAACTTCTTTCAAAACCTCTAATTGATTATAAGGCATTGCGTTTTCTATTGTTAAAATATAATCTCTAATTTTGTCCATTAAAAAAAACTACTTTTATTCCACCATTTAGTCCTATATCTATGAATTATATCTAGGCTATGTTTTAAAAAATGTACCTCTGCTTTGTTAGTTTCATTTTTTTTTGTACCTGTAATTTTCATTTTCCAATTATCTCTTTTAAAAGGAATTACTTGAACATAAGGAGTACCTCTTTTAAGAGTTGTATCAAGAACTGGGTATTTATCTCCATTCATTACAAACGGAAAATTTATTGGTAAAGAAAATGTATCGGTATTTACAATAGCTGGTATGATAGAAAATCTATCATCTTCATTATTCAAAGGGGGTACAAATAAACAAGAATATCCAGCAGGTGTTTTTATAGTCCAAGGGTTGAGAAGTTTTTGTATAGGAAATTCTAAATTTTTTTTATTAATAGGAGATCCTTCAACTTGCCTTGGGTGATGTGTTTGATCAACATCTTCAACATTTATATTTATATCTATTGTTTTTAATTTATCTTGTTGAGAGGGAATCATACGGCTAATTATTTTATTGTCTTCTAACACATTATTTTTTAGTATTATATCTTGTGGCAGACTTAAAACATATCCAGTAGTCAGACTATCCATTACAGGTACACAACCTTTAATAGTTAGTTTAGTTGCTGAGTGTTGTAATTTTTTATACCACTGAGGAATATTTAATTTAATTGGTTTTGGAAGATCTTCCTTCAAATTTACGTATTGATGATTAGCTTTAAATTCAATTATATTTTGTAGCATGGTTGCTACAGTATAATCAAATTAAGGTATCTGTAAAGGGTGATAATAACTTATACCGTTATTTTCACAATATTTTTCCCAAGTAACTGCCATAGGAAAACTTAATGTAGAAGTATCAAAACTTGTTAGATAATTTCTGTAAGATTCAATTGAACTAAATAAAGGATTGCTTGCACTGTTTGGTGCGTTAATAAAAGCATTACAAATTCCCACAACATCATTTAAATATGCATTTACTTGATCTGCCGCAGTAAAAAAAGCAGGACTGCTACCAGGATCCTCTGGTGGAGTTGGCTCATCAGTAGGTAACGTATCTACAAAAGTATAGTTAGTGCCATCCCATGATGAAATTGTTTTCATGCCAGTTTTTAAATTATTAAAATCTGAATCACTTACATCTACGATAATATTTTCTGTATCTAGATTAAGATTATTTTTATCTGCATCATTTGCAGCTATTCTATAAATTTTTGTATAATCTGTTTCGTTTGGGTTAATTATAAAATATGCCATAATTTAAATCCTTAATTAAGATCGTTTTCATAATAAAGTAAAAAACCACCACCACCTATTGTTGCTGGAACATCTCTTTTTCCACCTGTACCACCAACTCCAAAACCACTAGCGTCAAAAAAGAAATTTTTAGGGAAAGTTTGTGTTACACCTGGGGCGTTTCCAGGTGAACCAGTGTTTCCTGGGGATCCACTAGGCGAACCGTTACCGCCATTAGAACCGTTTACTGTAAACTTACCAGTTAAGGTAGTAGCTCCTCCAACTCCTCCTGGTTGACCACCGTGATTACCACTGTTGCCTGCAGCTCCTCCGCCACCTACAGTGTAGGCGACTGCTGAACCACCGGTTAAAGTACCTTCGTAATATCCAAAAGCTCCAACGCCTCCATTTCCACCCCTTCTACCATATGAACCAGCTCCGCCTCCGCCTCCGCCTCCGCCAGAAAATGCGTATGCAACAAAAGCGTTTGAACCAGGATTACCTGGTGTGTTTCCAGTTGCTGGACCATTTGCTAATATTTTAAAACTTAATGCTCCACCTCCAGCAGCACCTGAAGATGCAGCTGTTAATCTTCCTTGGGCATCTACGGTAATAGATGATGAAGTATAAGATCCTGCAGTGACACCAGTGTTTGCAAGTTTGTCAGCAGTTACTGCATCATTCTTTATTTGTGCGGTATCGACTTCATTATCTTCGATATCACCATTATCTATTACTGTATTTCCATTTGAAATAATACCCATAATGTCTCCTTAAATTTTTTCTAGTTTCAATCTAAATTTTTCATTAGATTTATTATTAATTAAGTATATATTGTCGGAGCCTTCCTGTAAAGTCCAGCTACCTTTAGAGCCGTCAACTATATTGCCTTTTTCTTTATGCTCATTATTTAAGTGTAAATCTCCAGTATAAATGTTTCTCCATACGTTGCCAGAGGCACCTAAATCAAAAGCGTCATTAGTACCAGGCTCTATATTACCCGAAGCCGTAATAGCACCCGAAGTAATAGCACCAACAGTACCTAAATTAGCGTTTACATCAATAATGTTTGTTCCATTACTATATAAAATTTTTATACCCTTATCTGTAGCAGAAAAAGTTACACCCGTACCTGAAACAGTTTTAAACTCAACTGTGTGAGCACCTGAAGTTCCGTTTTCTATAAAATATATTTTTTCAATTCCGTCTGGAATAGTAACAGTTTGATTTCCAGTAATTGTTCCTGTAAATTTTATAACTGCGTTTCTTGCATTTGAAATAGTTGCATCAGACATCACAAGGTTTGTTGTTTGTACTCCACCTGCAATAGATATAACTTCAAACCCTGCAATAGCTTGTTGCAATAAATTTAAGTTATTATTTGTATTATCGCCCCATGTACCAGCGTTTTCGCCAGTAACCATAAGTTCTAGTTTTAGATCTGTTGAGTAACTTGATGCCATATTTTTATTATATCCTTTTTAAGCTGCTAAATCAACGTCTGTCCAAACGTTAGATACTCCTGGATCTATTTCAGCCCATGCTGTTATATTTGTATTTCCAATACTTGATTGTAATAGTATTCCAGTAACATCTATGTTAGCGTTCCCTGTTGTAGTCACCGAACCTATAGATGTAGCCATTTGAATGCCAGTGACATCATATTGAGTCACTTGTGTTACAGTTCCGATAGAATTTGTTAATTGAATACCTGAAACTGAAACATCGGCATTTGCCACAGGAGTTTCTTCTCCCATAGACATTGTTAATTGTTGACCAGTGACTTCAGCAGTAAAATCAGTAAAGGCAGATTCATCTCCTAAAGTTAAAGATAATTGTTGCCCTGTAATACTTACGTTACCATTAATTGTAAAAGATACACTACCAACAGAAGTTGATAACTCTATTCCTGTAACCGAAACATTAGCATTTGCAGTCGTTGTAACTGAACCAATTGATGAAACAATATCATGTTCAGTGACTATTACACTTACATTACCATCAGCAGACACTGAGTAAGTTCCTAATGAAATATTTGCTTGAGATCCTGTAACATTTAAATCAGCAGTTATCTCAAAAGATACATCGTTAGTAGAAAGTGTAAGTTCTGATCCTGTTACTGAAACATTAGCATGTCCTATTATAGATGAGTCTCCTAAAGAAGTTTGTAATATTAAACTCGGAAGAGTTCCACCACCTGTTGTTGCTTCAACTACAACACTTGGTGTTTCAAAAAGACTTGGACTTTGTGTTGCGAAAGGTGTTTGAGCAAAAGTTGATAAAGTATCTTGAGTAAAAGTTTTATTAGAAATATTTAATTCAATTCCTGTAACAGGTACACCTACATTTATATCTTCTTCTCCAATAGATGTTGTTAATTCAGAACCACTTACCGATACTAAAACAGAAGAACCTGCAACAGCACCTGCACATGTTAGTGTAGCTTGAAGTCCAGAAACACTGATTTCACCTTGACCAAGAATTGTAGGATTTCCTAAACTATTTGTAAGTTGTATACCCTGTAGGTTAGCTATAGCGTTATTATCCTCTGATGAAAAAGCCGCTTCAGAATATGCGGTATTACCAAAAGCCATGGAATTACATCTCTTCTAGTTTAAATCTAAATTTTTTACCCGACTTATTATTTAAAATATATAAATGTTCTTCGCCCTCTTGAATAGTCCAATTACCTTTTGTACCATCAACTGCATTACCTTCTTCTTTTGCTTCGTTAGATAAATGTAAGTCTCCAGTGTACACGTTTCTCCAAACATTATCTGATGCACCTAAATCAAACGTATCATTAGAATTTGGTAAAACATGGTCTGTTGTGGTATTTCCTGTAGTGGTTAATGCTCCTGTTACGGCAAGTGTAGATCCATCAAATGTTAGATTAGCTTCTCCGTTCATACCATCTGCACCAGTTGCAGTTAGAATTCTGTTGTTAGAACCATTAGTCATAAAATCAGATACATCTACAGAGATAGCATCTGCAGCAACATCAATACCTGTACCTGCTCCAACGTTAAGTGTAACACCACCAGATGAACCACCTCCTGTTAAACCAGATCCTGCTGTAACGCCTGTAATGTCACCGACATTGGTAGTATATCCAGCGTCATTATTAAATCCTGAGTTATTGATATTTCCTTTAGTTAATTTTTTCTGGTTATTAGAAGAATCAACTACAACAAAAAAATCACCATCTCCATTTGAAGTAGAGGTTGTAAGCTCTGATAAATCAACATCTATTTGATTTGCTTGTACATCAATTAAATTTCCTGCACCAACATTTAAAGTAACATCACCAGATGATCCTCCACCTGTTAAACCAGAACCTGCTGTAACAGCAGTTATATCCCCAACTGTAGGTGTTTGAAAAGTTGGAGGTGCTCCCGCACCTGCTGAAGTTAAAACTTGTCCAGCACTTCCTGTTGCAACATGAACCGGGGCTCCGTTAGCATCATAAGAAATAATATTACCGTCTGTACCATGAGCCATTGCAGCTAACCCAACTGCATTATCAGCAATTTGAGCTGAGTCTATAGCATCGTCTGCCATTAAGGCATTCGTAATCTGATCGTTTGCAATGTGAGCTGTGTCTATTGAACCGTCAACGTATTGATTGCTGTCTACACTGTTCGCTGCCATTTTGGCAAGCGTCACATTAGAATCTGCTATCTTGGCTGTCGTCACATTAGAATCAGTAATTTTTGCAGTCGTAACTGCATTATCTTGTAATTCGGCTGTGGCTACACCAGCATCTTTAATTGTTATTGCTCCAGAACTAGCAGCAAAATTATCTGA